TGATAGGGTTTTTTTCAATAAGTTCTACGATATTCAATTCTTGCATCTTATTATAATATTTATTATAAGATACTATTTAAGTAGTTTATTTTGCTTTTATATATAAAATCAAGATTTCTGTAAGCAAAAACCGCTTTTAAAATATAAAAGCACTTTTACCATTTATTTGCCTTTTTGATAGTAATTTTTTGACCTGCACCACGTTTTTTAGCTGAACCAGGGTCATATTTTTCATCTTCGTCATCTGAATTAATGCCTTTAGATAATTCCCAGAATTCTTTGGAACCTAGCTTGAAATCGTTATGATTATCTGCTTTATACCAAAAAACTTGGTCTTGCAATTTGTTTGATTTGGAGTTATTATTGATTACCAAGCACTCATAATTTTCTGTGCATTGATCCATCACCTGACAAAAGGACTCAAATGTTGGAAACATACCAGCATAATTCTCATAAATACGTTTTCTATTTGCAATGTAATTTTCTCTCAAAATAAAAACATAATCTATGTTGGTTCTCAGTGTGGGAGGAATGCCTAAGGGATATTGCATTGTGATGACTAACATGACCTTCCAGTGTCTCCCATTCATGAAAAGTAAACGCATCATCTTATCTCTAGTCCATGTTGCGTCATATAAACAATCATCAAGAATGACGAATGCTCGAGGGTCAATTGTGCTTCGTTTATAAGTTTCAATTTCCTTCTTAATCTGTTTCAAAACGGTTCGTTGTCGTTTCAAAATATTTTCAATAATCGCCGTATTGTATTCATTATGGACGAATAATTTCGGCACCATTTTTGCGTAGAATCCGTTTCCTTCTTCTGTTCCAGAGATAACGGTTCCAATAGGAATTTCTTGATGATAATAAAGTAAATCTCTTACTAAAAAACTTTTACCTGTATCACGCTTCCCAATTAACACAACAACAGGTCCTTTATTTTCATTTGGTTTGAAACTAATATTTTTCATATCGAATTTTTTTAATTCTAAAGTCATATCTATTATTTTGACAAAGATTTTTTTATTATTTTATACGAATTAGTATTTTTATTATTTTACAAAAATAATAGAAATAAACTACAATCTTATTTATTTAGTTAAAATTATAAGTTAAAAACTTGTATAATTTATATATTAATTAGCTAATAATGATTAATGTGAATTATCAAAAAAGGAAAAATCAAGAGCTTTTTAAAAGTTTAGAGAAACCTGAGATTCTTAATCTGTCAAAAATACAAAATTATATACCAATATATAATCGATTTTTTTCATTAAATGAAACAAATTACAACAATATAAATCTAAATCATAAATGGTATATATCTAGTATCAATAATAATAAGAACGAAGACAATAAGAATTTATATGTTTGTAATGTTAAAAATATTAATACACAAAAAACAAAAGAAAAAGAAGTATTTTTTAAAATGGCTCCTTTATTAGACCCATATAAATATCTTATTGGAAAATATAATATAGAAGACACAACTTTATTTAACTTACCTAGTTTTAATTCAGACCAAACAAATACAAATTCAAAAATTTTAGATTTAAATAATTCAGCTTATGTTGATGGATTTTTTGTATTTTTAATTAGTCAACTAATGTATGAACACAATTTTTGTCATGGTCTCGATTATTATGGTTCTTTTATGGCGGTAAAAAATAATTTTGTTATAAATGTATTTGATGATATTGATTATTTAAACAATTCTGATTTTTTTAACAAAAATAAAAATATATTATTTAAAATTGAAGATTATGAACATTTATGTAATAACAATAAATTAAAACCTCTTGTAATACATAATTCAAGTGTAAAGACAATTAATTCGATAACATCTTTTAATGACGAAATGTTTGAAAATATGTTTGAAAATAATAATCGATTATCTGAAAATGGAAATACAAATACAAATTTATTAGATGAATTAGTTGAAGTGACAAAATTAACAAATGAATTAGATAACAATATAACTCTCAAGAGTAATTCTACATGTTCTTCTAGAACATCTTACACATCTAATAGTGAAAATAATAACAGTAATAGCGAAAATAGTGAAAATGGTGAAAATGATACTGATATAAATGAAGATGATTATGATTCAAATAATGATAGTAATGATGATGATACGGAGAATGATAGTAATGAAAGTGATGACTATGAAGAAGAAAGAATTGATGCTACTATTAATACATTTCCAATACAATTAATTTGTATGGAATATTGTGAAAATACTCTTGACGAACTTATTTTAACAAATGATTTAACAAATGATGAATGGTATTCTATTTTAATGCAAATAATTATGATTTTAATTACATATCAAAAAGCCTTTAATTTCACACATAATGACCTTCATACAAATAATGTTATGTATAATTCTACAAATAAAAAATTTATTTATTATTGTTATAAACATAAATATTATAAAGTCCCTACTTTTGGAAGAATATTTAAAATCATTGACTTTGGAAGAAGTATTTACAAAGTAAATGGAAAATTATTTTGTAGTGATAGTTTTCAAAATGGTGAAGATGCTGCATCTCAATATAATACTGAACCATATTTCAATGAAAAAAAACCAAGATTAGAACCGAATTATAGTTTTGATATATGTAGATTGGCATGTTCAATATTTGATTACGTTATAGATAATTTAGATGAAACAAAAGATTTAGATAATTGTGACCCTATTAAACGATTAATTTTTGAATGGTGTTTGGATGATAAAGGAATTAATTTATTGTATAAAAATAATGGCACAGATAGATATCCTGATTTTAAATTATATAAAATGATTGCAAGATGTGTTCATAATCATACACCTCAAGCACAATTAAAAAGACCAGAATTTAATAGATATTCTGAATTTAAAGGAGATATTCCATCAGATGTTATAAATATTGATGAAATACCAATTTATATATAAAACAATAAAAATAATAAAATGAATGAATTATTATATTTTTCTAGTGTAAAAAAAATTGATTTAATATATATTATTAAATCAATTTTTATATTGTATTGTGTAATGTCAAAGAAAAATATAGCAAAAGGATGGATATATTGTTTATCAAATAAATCAATGATACCTGAATTGTATAAAATAGGTTATACAAATTTTTTAGAAAAAAGAGTATTTGAACTGCAAAAAGGTAGTGGAGTTCCTTGTGCTTTCCATATTGAATTTGCAAAAAATGTCACAAATCCATTTGAAAAAGAGCAAAAAATACATGAAATATTAAATAATTATCGATTTACAAAAAATAGAGAGTTTTTCAAAACAAAAATTATAAATATTAAAAAATTATTTGAATTAGTAGATGGAGAATGGTATGATGAAGATATCGAAAAAACATTAGGAAAATATGTATGTAAATATTTCAATAATAAACCTTATTATGGTATTGTTTTTAATGTAACAATTGTTAAAAATAATCAAACAAAAAACTATGAGAAAGTATCTTGTATTATTTATGAAGATAATGATCGCGAAGACCTAAATTTAAAGGAATTTAATGAATTTCAATGTAATCGAGAACAAGTTCCTAGTGAAATATTAAACAAATTATTAAAACATAATATTTATGGTAAAAAAAATAAAAATATTTGAGATTTAGATAGAAGTATTTTAGAAAAAATAATAATTTTAAAATAAATATAGTAATTATAGTATAATATGAACAATTATGGATTTATTATTACAAGACATGTCAGATGTGAAGAAACGAATAAATACTGGAATAATTCTATAAGATGTTTAAGAAAACTATATCCATATAAAAAAATTGTAATTATTGATGATAATAGCAACCCTAATTTTTTAAAAGAAGAAAAATCATATGAAAATATTCTAGTTATTAAATCTGAATTTAAAGGAAGAGGTGAATTATTACCTTATTATTATTATCTTAAATATAAATTTTTTGACAATGCAATCATTATGCATGATAGTGTTTTTATTCATAAAAGAATTAATTTTAATAATCTTATTATAGAAAATATAAAAGTTTTACCTTTATGGGTTTTTGCACCAGATAAAGATAATCTTGAAAACAGAATAAGAATATTAAATAGTTTAAAAAATTCACAAAATATATATTCTAAAATTAAATTAGAAAATATAGCAATGGGTATGCCACACGATAAATGGATGGGTTGTTTTGGTGTGCAAAGTTTTATAAACCATGATTTTTTAAT